AAAAACCATTAAGATTTAATCAACACGATAATAGATTATACATTGATATGGATTGGACTAACGATTTACAAACAGATGAGTACCTTGTTATTGAGGCATATCGTAAGTTAGATCCTTCTGCTTATACGGATGTATGGAATGACATTTATTTAAAAAGATACACAACCGCTTTATTTAAAAAACAATGGGGTGCTAATCTATCTAAATTTAACGGTGTTGCAATGGTCGGTGGTGTTACATTAAACGGTCAACAAATATATTCAGAAGCACTACAAGATATTGAAAAATTAGAAAACGAAATTAGAACAACATTTGAATTAAATCCTGCAATGATGATAGGATAATGCTATGCCAATTAATCATTACTTTCAAGGTGGCAACGGCATCGGTAACCAAAACGAAAAAAGACTTTACGAAGATTTAATTGTTGAAGGTCTTAAAATCTACGGCCACGATGTCTATTATCTACCACGTACTTTAGTCAATAGAGATTTAATCTTAGGAGAAGATACAACTTCTCGTTTTGATGATTCTTGGTTGATTGAAATGTACATTGAATCAACTGAAGGATTTGCTGGTTCACAAGAATTAATATCTAAATTTGGATTAGAGATTAGAGAAGACACTACATTTATGGTGTCTAAACGAAGTTGGAATTATCACGTAGGTCAAAAAGATAGTTTGATTGCTGAAGGACGACCTAACGAGGGTGATATTATTTACTACCCTTTAATGAATAGTTTTTTTGAAATTCAATTTGTTGAAGATCAGGAACCTTTCTTTGCATTAGGTCAATTACCTGTTTACAAATTAAGAGTAACACGTTGGGAATACAGTTCGGAAGAATTAAATACAGGTTTAAATACCATTGATGCTGCCGAAGACACTTACACTTTAAATACTTTAAATTATAAGTTTACTTTAGAAAGTGGTCAAGTTGCATTAGACGGTGAAGGTTCAATACAATTAGAAACAGATTATGCAACAGGTGAACCTGCATTTTTATTAAATGAAGATTATACAGAAGCTGCAATACAAACACAATCAACATATGCTTCAAATACAGATTTAGATACTGAAGCAGGTTTTGATACTGCCTCAGCACTTGATGACATATTAGATTTTACTGAACGTAATCCGTTCGGAGAGGTAGACTTATAATGTTAGGAACAAGATTTTATAATCAAAGTTTTAGAAAACTTATTATTGCGTTTGGTCAAATCTTTAATAACGTAGTTATTCAAAGAACAAATAGTACAGGTGGTGTAACTGCTAGAATTAAAGTACCACTTGCATATGCACCAAAAGAAAAGTTTTTAGTTAGATTAGATCAACAAGCAAATTTAGAAAGTAGAGAATTTGCAACCACATTACCTCGTATGGGATTTGAAATCACAGGTCTCTCATATGACTCAAGTAGAAAACTAACAAGAGTTCAAAAATATTCTAAAGTAAAATCAGGTGAAGACGGTAAAAAAATGAATTACAATTATTCTCCTGTACCATATAATATTAGTATGAATTTATATGTATTTACTGCTACTGCTGAAGATGGTTTACAAATTATAGAACAAATACTTCCGTTCTTTCAACCTGATTATACAGTAACAGTTAACGTTGTTCCAGATTTAGATATTAAAAGAGATATACCTATTGTATTAGGCAATATAGGTTATGAAGATACATATGATGGAGATTTTACAAATAGACGTGCTGTAATTTATACATTGTCTTTTACAGCAAAAACTTATCTATTTGGTCCTATGAATAATCAAGGTGTCATTAAACAAACACAGGCAGATTTATATTCTGATACTGACACAACTTCAAAAAGGGAAGAAAGGATTGTTGTAGTTCCTGATCCAACAAGTGCTGACGCAGATGATGATTTTGGATTTACAACTACAATAAGTTTCTTTGACGATAGTAAAACTTATAATCCTGCTACAGATACAGATGAGTAAATTAGAAGATAGAGTTAATGAAATATTAGGTGTTGAATCAAAAGCACCTGTAGAAAAAAAAGAATTTAAACCTTTAGTACCACGTACTGAAGATAAAGATAAAGCAGATGTAGATAATGATTACAAATACAGTAGAGAAAATTATTATAATCTAATTGAAAAAGGACAAGAGGCAATACAAGGTATATTAGATATTGCACAAGAAGGACAACATCCTCGTGCTTACGAAGTTGCAGGACAACTTATTGGTCAAGTTGCAACTACTGTAGATAAATTACAAGACTTACAAAAAAAATTAAAAGACTTAAAAGAAGTTCCTAATAAGACAAGTGCGAATATAAAAAATGCTCTCTTTGTTGGTTCTACAGCAGAATTGCAAAAGATGTTGAAACAAAATAATGAAGATATTAAAAGCAAAACAATCACACCCGAAGAAACAGATATTTCAGATAAGTGATTTGACTTATATTAAGTCAATGACACCTCTAAAAGAATTATTAGAGGGAGAAGAAATGTTATATCCTATACAAGTTGTCAGACACGAGGTTTTTGATAAAGTAAGATATGGTGCAAGTGGTGTGCCTTATAAAGAAAAAAATTGGAGTGTATTTAAAGGTAGTCAAAGAATACAAGCCGCTTTAAAATTAGGTTATACACATATAGAAGGTATTGTAGAAAATGACTGACGCATATTTAGGAAATCCTAATCTTAAAAAGATTAATACACCTGTTGAATTTACACAAGAACAGATTGTAGAATATCAAAAGTGTGCTGAAGATCCGTTATACTTTATGGAAAAGTATGTGAAGATTGTATCACTAGACGAAGGTCTTGTGCCTTTTAAAATGTATGGGTTTCAAAAAAAGATTGTAAAAACAATACACGAAAATAGATTTACAATTTGTAAATTGCCTAGACAGTCTGGTAAATCAACAACAACAATTTCTTATTTAATGCACTATGCAATGTTTAATCCAAATTCTAACATTGCTATCTTGGCAAACAAATCATCAACTGCTAGAGATATACTAGGTCGTTTACAACTTGCATATGAAAACTTACCTAAATGGATGCAACAAGGTGTTGTTAACTGGAACAAAGGTAATATAGAATTAGAAAACAAATCAACAATTGTTGCTGCTGCCACTTCATCATCTGCTATTCGAGGAGGTTCTTACAACATTATCTTCCTTGACGAGTTTGCTTTCGTACCTACAAACATTGCCGAAATGTTTTTTAGTTCAGTTTATCCTACAATATCATCTGGACAAAAAACTAAAATGGTAATCGTATCTACACCTTATGGTATGAATCAGTTTTATAAATTATGGACAGACGCAGAAAAGAAAAAGAATGATTATATTCCTATAGAAGTACATTGGTCTGAAGTTCCAGGACGAGATGAAGCTTGGAAAGAAATGACCATAAGAAATACATCACCAGAGCAGTTTCAACAAGAGTTTGAATGTGAGTTTTTAGGTTCAGTAAATACGCTTATATCACCAGCAAAAATTAAAAGTGCCGTATATTCTGATCCTATATTATCACGTGGTAGTGTAGATCAGTTTGAAGAACCTATTAAAGATCATACTTATGTTGTTACAGTTGACGTAGCAAGAGGCGTAGATAAAGATTACTCTGCCTTTGTTGTATTTGACGTAACACAAATGCCGTTTAAAGTAGTTGCATTATATAAAAATAATGAAGTTAAACCTTTTGTCTTTCCTAATATTATAAGTGAGATTGCAAAAAGATATAATGAAGCACATATACTAACTGAAGTCAATGATATAGGTCAGCAAATAGCAGAGGCATTACAATTTGAAATAGAGTACCCTAATGTTTTAATGTGTACACAAAAAGGTCGTGCAGGTCAAATATTAGGTGCAATGTATAGTGGTCGTGGTTCATCTATGGGTGTTCGTATGACAAAACAAATTAAACGAGTAGGTTGTGCCAATTTAAAGACACTTATTGAAGGAGATAAGATGATAATTAACTCTTTCAAAATTATACAGGAGATGTCAACTTTTGCTAAAAGAGGTCAATCCTGGCAGGCTGAGGACGGTAGCAATGATGATTTGATGATGTGTCTAGTTATATTTGGTTGGGTATCAAATCAAGGATATTTCAAAGAATTGACTAATCAAAATGCTCGACAGCAAATGTATGTAGAACAACAGAAATTGATAGAGGAAGATATGGCACCGTTTGGATTTGTAGATGACGGTATAAATTCTGATCCTATGAATGAAGAAACTATTGATGAATATGGTGATAGGTGGGTTCCTGTGGTCCGTAAGAGTCATTAGTGCAATTTATAGTAATTATAAATAGAAGTAAGAATGAAATTTGACTATGGGCGTAAGAAAACTTACGATAGATGAAATTATATGTATAAAATAATTAGCTAATTAGAGGAGAAAACTATGGCATTTCAAGTATCACCTGGTGTTCTCGTACAGGAAAAAGATTTAACAAGAATCATTCCTGCTGTATCAACTTCTATTGGTGCCTTTGCTGGTTCATTCAACCAAGGTCCTGTAGATGAGATAATATCTATTTCTAGTGAACAAGAACTTGTAGATACGTTTGGTAAACCTGATTCAAGTAACTTTGAATACTTTTTCAGCGCTGCTAACTTCTTACAATATTCTAACGCATTAAGAGTAGTACGAGCTACCCAAACAAGTCAAGTCAATGCTACTGCAAACGGTAGTGGACTACTTGTTAAGAATACACAAGACTATGAAGACAATTACGCCGACGGTTCCGCTGCTGTAGGAACTTTTGCTGCTAGATCACCTGGCGCTTGGGGTAATAATATATTAGTTGCAACTTGTCCAAGTGCAAGTGCATATGAACAAACATTAACAACATCTCAACAAGCAGACGGCGGTGCCGCTGTTGGTGCAACATCTGTTGCTGTTGATACAGACGCTACATCTTATTTAAATGTAGGCGATATTATTGAATTTTCTTCAACTGGTGGTGGAACAGATTTCACAACTGGTGAGAAATATAGAGTAACTTCAGTTGCTGCTACATCAATCGGTATCGTTCAACATCCTAGAGGTGAAGGCGGATTAATTTCTGCTGTTGTTGATGACGCAAGAATAAAAAGAAGATGGAGATATTATGATATAGTTGACGGTGCTCCTGGCACTTCAACTTATGTTTCAACTAGATCAGGTTCTGGAGACGAAATACACGTAGTCGTTATTGACGAAGACGGTGGAATTTCAGGAGTACCTGGTACAGTTTTAGAAACGTATTCAAAACTATCTAAAGCTTCAGACGCAAAAACACCACAAGGAGATGTTAACTACTATCCAACTGTAATTCAAAATAAATCAAATTACATTTTCTGGATGGATCATAACACTTCAGGTACCAATTGGGGTAATGCTGCTGCTAGTACAACATTTACATCTGTAACTGTTCCTACTAGTGAGTCATTATCTGGTGGTGCTAATGGTTCTACTGTAACTGACGGTCAGTTAAAAACTGCTTACGAAAAATTTGCAGACGCTGATACAGTTGATGTAGGATTAATTATCGCTGGTCCAAGTGGTTCAGTAACACACGTTGACAATCTAATCACAATTGCAGAAAATAGAAAAGACGCAATTGTATTTGCTTCTCCACAAAGAAGTGATGTTGTCAATATCTCAAACTCAAATACACAAAAAGATAACGTAGTAGATTTCTTTAGTACAGTACGTTCTTCTTCATATGTTGTGTTTGATAGTGGTTACAAATACTGTTACGACAGATATAATGACGTTTACAGATTTGTACCTTTAAACGGAGATATTGCTGGATTGGCTGCTAGAACAGACATTATTGCAGACGCTTGGTATTCACCTGCTGGATTTAACAGAGGTATTATCAGAGGTGCTGCTAAACTAGCGTTCAACCCTACAAAATCACAAAGAGATGAGTTATATCCAAAAAGAATTAATCCAGTTGCTACCTTCCCAGGTCAAGGAACTGTATTATTCGGAGACAAAACTGGATTATCTTCTCCAAGTGCTTTTGATAGAATCAACGTAAGAAGATTGTTTATCACTTTAGAAAAGGCGATTGCAACTGCTTCTAAATTCCAACTCTTTGAGTTCAATGATGAATTTACAAGAGCTAACTT